CCGAGACGTACACTAGCTTCCAAATCGTTGACAAAAGAGGAATCATAAGAGTGCGTAAACCTATCGGCGTTGATATTGAAGATAATTCTTTAGTGGAGGTGTACAAGCCTGTGCAGAACATCGAGTCGGCGCAGAATAACTTCTACCTATTCGGTCAGAAGTACGCCATCATTAACGCAGGGACAGCTACAAGAACCCATAGCGGTAACGTGCAGAACCAAGTCGGTTCTACACCAGCTATCGTATCCGTCTCGCAAGGCACATCATACGTCAGGAACAGACAACTGCCGACTAACAACACTATACCTGGTACACAAGCTATAATTGACTTAGTGGAGGATAACAGCTATTCTGACTTCTACGAAAGTGCTTTGAACAACAACGGCAAGGTAACACCAGAAGATGATGGCAGTGGAGAGGTGCGCTTCGGCTCACGCCTGCGTTACAGTAACAACTACATCGAGGGCACACGCATCAATGGGTTGAATGACTTCAATAATCTTGACAGAGAGGACTACAGCGACCCGTGGGGGGATTTCATGCTCTTAAAGTACCGAGATAGACTGCTCTACGCTTTCAAGCAATTAAAGGTGGGCTACATCGGTGTGCTGAACAGTATAATCACCACGAGCGACGGCAATCCTTCGCTTGCGACCACCACTAAGTTCTTGAATCAGTACCAGACTTTTGCTTGGGAGGGTGGCATTGGTAATATGCCTGAGAGTTACGCATCTGACCAGACTTGGCAGTATTTTCTATCCCCCAATTCGGGAACAGATTGTAGAATAGGTGGCGATGGTGTCTTACCAACCTCACACCAATTCGGTTTGTCTAAAACGGTTAGAGAATACATAGACCTGTCACAGAAATACGGGGCTTTTGTATTTGGTGAAGTCGACAGACAGAACGTAGAACGCCTATTGGCTTTTGAACCAGTCATTCCTTACATTTACAGAGGTAGCTTCAATCAGGCGAATTGGAAGCTATTTGATGATGACCTACCACTTGATACAATCTTCGAGATCACTACTCAGCCGGTAAATGGCTCTGATAGCGTTCCTGTGGACGGAGTGACTACCTATACGCCTGACACAGATTTCGTGGGCTCTGACCCGTCCTACTTCAGATGGAGTATCGGCGCAGGGTGGAGCGCACCTAAGAAGATTTGTATGCTTGTGGATGACGTGCCTATCCCACCTCCGACAGTAACTTATTACAATGTGGTCGCCTCAGAATGGTTTACTAAGGAAGGTTGCGAAGCAGGTTATCACGGCTCGGGTGTAGAATACACCGTGGCGGCATTAACTTACTCCTCGCCTTTCAGCCAAGAAGCCGCCGACCAACAGGCGATTGCTGATATAGCAGCTAACGGTCAGGCTTATGCCAATGCGAATGGAGAGTGTATTCCAGATGCGCCCCCAGGAGTAACAGAGTATCGTTTGGTCAGCTATTCAAGCCTAGATAGGCCAGAGGCTTGCGGAGGTTCTATTCTATTAACAGGAAGTCCTATATCGGTATATGCCACATCGGGAGCAGTAACGGATAACAAAACATTATACAACCAACCTGAGTTAATCAGTGTGTGGCCAGACGTACCGAACGATGGGGATTATGTGATGTTCTTCGTAGCAGGTGCGCCTACTGTAACTTATGTAGGAAATGTCGATATAAGTGGTAATATGATTTCAATAGTAATTTGTACTTAATATGAGCTTTGTAACCCTTAAAAACACCCCAATCCAAATTGACTTAGCGCAGTTAGCCGTCGATAATGGGTGGCGTATATCTGGGGGGACTGCCTATCACGACCCTTGCTTTGCAGGCTACATAACGCTTGAGAACACAGCCGTTGTAGCGGATACTTCTTACGTAGTTACTTACGAAGTGGTAGATTACGTTTCGGGAAGTGTGCGTGTAATCATAGGCACAGAACTTGGTATTAACCGCACCGCAAATGGGGTTTACACTGAAACAATCTTAGTTCCGGGCGCACCTGCTAACCTGCTAGTGCAGTTCTACTCCGATGGCGAATTGGGTGTGAACTATGTCGAGGCTTATCCTGTGGAGGATACACCAGATACAGGCCATGTTTTAGGATTCAACATCGAGGAAAACAAATGGACGACCTACTACTCGGGGCAGCGTGAGAATATGCTGAAATTCCTGAATGACTTCTTTGCTTTCAAAGATGGTAGGTTGTGGAAGATGAACGTAAATCCTATTCGTAATAACTTCTTTGGAATGCAGTACACTTCGAGCATTACGCTTGTCGTGAACACTAATCCGACGGAGATTAAGAACTTCTTTTCAATTAGGCAAAAGTCGAATAGCGTATGGGGGGTTCCGTCCATCATAATCCCTCCGAGTGAAGGAAAAGTAAATGGTATGGAATCTTTAATAAAAAGTGGTAACTTTATCACGTTGAACAACGGCGATCGCTTCGCTGACTTTTTGCGGGATAAGACCGACCCTCGATTTGGGACGGAGTTACAAGCACTTTTCGAGGGAGCGGTATTGCAAGGAAACTATGCAGTTATTACCTTTGAGAACACAAGTACTGAGGAGGTTAGGACTTTGAGTATAGATTTTATGATTAGTAAACAAGAATTTACCTATTGACATGCTACAAGAGATAGATGTAACTACAGACTACCATAAAGGCATGGATGCGATTGAGAGCGTTATAGCCAATAGTGTCCCTGTAGATTGCCCTATTACGCATCATTTTGTAAATGGAGTGTATTGTAGAGAAATGTTTACCCGTAAAGGGACGGTACTAACCAGTAAAATACACAAGTCTATGCACCCTTTTATCCTATCTATGGGTGTTATTGCTGTAGTAGATAACGATATGAAGCCCGTTATTTTAGAAGCTCCGCATTTTGGGGTTACTATGCCCGGTACAAGGAGACTAATTTATGCGTATGAAGATTCAATATGGACAACCATACACCGAACAGACGTTAAACCCGAATCGGATACTATTGAAGATATGGAAAAAGCAGCAAAATTAATAGAGGACGACATTATACAGCCTCATGACTTAAAAGAATTAGGATTATGGCCTTCGTAGCAGCATCGGCAATAGCAGCAGGAGCAGCAGCTATTCCAAGTATATTTGCAGGTATAAAAAGCATCGGCCAAAGGCGACAAGCCAAGCGCATCCGTGCAAACTCGGTAGACCCTGGGTACGAGGTAAATCAAGGCGTGATGCAAAACAAAGAAACTTTGGAGAACCGCTATAACAACTACACGCTTCCCGGTATGTCGCAGCAGATGAACCGCATCGGTACCAATGCAGCTACCGCTTTCGGGCAAGGTGCACGGGGGGCAAGCTCCGGTGGTGATGTACTAGACTTAGCCACTAAAATCGCTTACGGCACAGGGCAGCAGCAAAACGACTTGATGCTTCAAGAGGCGCAGGGCAAAGAAGCCGCATTGGGGGGATACTTGGGGGCAAATGCCGCTGCAGGAGAAGAACGTCAGAACGTGAACGCTTATGAGCGTCAGCGATACGAAGCTCAGTTAGCCGAAGCCGCTGCGCTTTACGGGGCGAGCGACCAGAATTTGAACAGTGCAGTTACCGGTGCAGCTTCTATTGGTTCAGCGCTTCTTATGAATCCCGAAACTAAAAACCAATATACAAGGAACGCCCAGATAACTCAACGTGCAGGGTATGCAGGCGTCAACACCAATCAAAACCCTTATCCCAACCCAGTTACACCGAACACACCGCTCCCTGCTCGTAACATTTCGCAGAGAGCGAGGCTATTAGGGGTGACTAATACTTCCTATAATGGCCGCTAGTTACGTAAATACAGTCCCTGGAGGACAGATTGGTACTGGCAACGCACAAGTGTTTGGGGCTAACCCTTTGGCTACGCAGTTCGCTAATCAATTAGGAGACTTGCGTAAACGCCAAGAGTTCGAGGCGCAGAAAACAGCAAAAGCATGGAAAGATAATCAGCTCGCAGCGTCCAAAGGACGGCTGTGGGCATCTGACATGGCAGGGCTTGAGAAAGACTTCATCGACCGAGGTATCAAGTTGAAGCAAGGCGGTATCGACCCTTACGGCACCTCGCAAGAGGCGCTCGATTACCAACGTGACCAACGATACGTAGAGGCGCAGCAAGGATTCCGAGAAGCTAAGGAAAGAGATTACACAGCAGCACTTGCCAAGATAAGCGACAAGACTGACCCTAAGAGCATCAAAGCTCTGAACGATTATTTCTTGAATACTAAGTTAGTCGATGCTTTTGCGGGTAATCAAGCGATTCCACAGTTGAAGGATAGGTTTGACGCTGCAGGAGCCATCAAAGGCTTACGTGCACCAACTATGGAGTCTAAGCGTACCGCTGAGGGCATAACCAAAGAAATTACAGAAGTGAATACGCCCGAAGCGGAAAACATGGTGCTTGGCGCATTGCGTAACACCATAGGAGGTATGGACTACATTAATAGCGAACTGACTTCTGGTTTTACTGTGCCTGATGTTAAAGGATTTGATAAAACTTATCAAGGAAACGCAGATTCGCTCAAAGCTGAAATAGCAGGTAACCCTCCTCTACAAAAGCAATTAGCCGAACAAGGCATTGCCCCCGATTCGCAACTTATGCAAGAGTACATAAGCGACCAGGCGTATAAGCGTACTGAAGCTAAAAAGAAATTCGATTCGGAGTTACAAGCCTTAGTGGCTATGACCGCTACGGGGGTTAAGACTGAGAATTTAGAAACTCCTTATCGTGACCCTAACGAGATGACTGCTGCTCAAAAAGATGCTTCGACAAGAGGATGGGCTAACCTAAACAGATTAAAGGCTAAAGATGCGGCAGACGCATCGGGTGAGCAGCAAGATCCCCCTAGCGATTTGACTTTTTCTTACGGGGTTACAGATCCGAAAACAGGTGTACGCCCTTCTTTTACGGGACTAGGTACGGTTAAGCTTAACTCGACAAAGATGAATATGCATGGCGAGAAAGTGATAGATACCACCACAGGCAGACCTACAAAGACTGCCAACGCATCTAGCGAATTTGATTTGGTAGAATTAACGCACGCACCCATCCTTCTTAAAAGTACTACCATAACTAAGCCTGATGGTACTAAAGAGATATTAGAAGCTGGGTCAGTGGTTCAGGATAGTTATGCCGAGGCTAACCCTAAATCGGTAGAATATAAGAAAGTAGGGGTGGTGCAAAAGGATAGGGGTAAGTCCGACCCGCTAACCTATTACATCGACGCAGATTTGATACCTACCAACACTATGTCTAAAATATCGAGGGGTTTGTATGATAAGTTTATATCAGATAAATCTTATGAGCGAGGGGTTGGAACAACTAGACCTGCTTCAAGTGGTAAAATGTCAAATGCGGATTTTGCCAAGTATCTAAAATCCAGAAATTTATAAGAAATGCCAGACTTAAAAGAGCTATTAACAGAAGCGCATAAAATGGGAGCAAGTCAAGCACAACTTGACACTATTGTAGAACGGTACAATCAAAAAAAAAGCGACGTTGGCAACGATTCACCCGATGCACCGAGTACCTTAAACTCATTTGGGGGTGGTTCAAATCCTTTCCAAAGTTCCCAAGTAGATACTGAAATACCAACGGTATTAAGTGAAAAGGCAAAGCTAGACAATATTCGTTCCAAGAATATTGCAGGTAAGTTCAAAGTAGATACACAACTACCCGAAAGCCAATTAGGTTATCCAATAGGTAAAATAGGTAAAACTACTATTGATGTACCCTTAGAGAATAAAGTATTCAGAGAATTTGCTGCACCTACCATCCAAAGAGAATTTGGGGTTGCCGATATAGACGTAACACAGAACAAGGTAGGTGAAAGCCTTACACGAAAGGGCGGTTTCCAAGACGACATACAGGCGACTGAATATGTGCCACAAGAACCAACACAAGAGGATGTAGGCTATTTAGAAAGCCTAAAAAACTCAATAACCAATGTTGGTGTTGGACTTCAACAGTTTATCCCTAATACACAAATTGCACTTGAAGGCACTCTTAAAACTTTATTAGGTAAAGATTTAGGTACTGACGCATATTGGCAACTAACAAAAGGCGATCCTGAATTACACAGAGCAGAATCCTATCAAAAATTAGCCGAATTAGAACCACAATTTAAGCAAACAAGGGGGTTAGTCGAAAGTGGTCAAAACTTTGATGTGTTTGGTCTTGCAGTAGCAACAGTAGACGCGGGGCTTTCTTTGGTTAGAACAATGGTTACATCAGTACCAACGGCAGGGTTAGGTTTATATTCTGATATGGTTGGTGGCAGTGTTGCTTCGTACAATCAAGAGAAAGCAAAGCAAATGGGCCTTAGTGTTAGGGAATTGTATGATAGAGGGGAGAATGACTTTGTTGTCCCTGCTACAATAGGTACAATTGCTGCACAAATGGAGAAAATAGGATTGAAAGGTGTTAGTAATGCAATTAATAAAAAACTTGTTGGTAGTTGGCTTAAAAAAACCGCTGTATTTGGTGTAGAGGTAAATAAAGAAGGCTTAACCGAATTGGTTCAGACAGGATTAGATGAAGCAAATAAGTCATTAGCACAGGGTAAAGGTGCAGTACAATCAAGCAAGGATGCTGCCTCAGCTATGTTATCTAAGAAAGGTCTTGAAAGCTATTTAATGGGGGTTGTAGGGTCAGCAGGTGCAGCAGGTGCAGCAGGAGCGGGTAGGATAGCCAAGTCTATGATAAGCCCTAAAGCTAAAGAAAAAGTTCAAGCGCAGACAGAAACTATTGAACGCTTAAAGACAGAGTTAGAAAACCCTAATTTATCCCCTACTGCACAAGAGTTTGTTGCAGCTCAAATCCAAACATCGGTTGCTGATGTAGCCACAGAAGTTGAAACAGATGCAACACTTTACGAAAATCTAAGTACCGAGCAGAAGAAAGAAGCAGACAGGCTGAATGGCGAAATTGAAAAATCAGAAACCGTTATTAACGATCCTGCGCTCTCGGAAGAAACCAAAGCCGCTGCGGTAGTTGAGAACGAACGACTGAATACCGAATTAGAAGCTAAACTAAATGAGAAGTCTGCTGAAGTAAAAACTCCAAAAGTAGATACCCCCGCCAAGACGGTAGACGTAGCTAAGGTAGCACCCATGTCTTATACCGAAGACTCGGCAGAACAAATAACAAATATAGTTAATAGCATACCAGATATTAAAACTACGGAGGGTTTACTTAATAGCACAAAAGGAACTCATTACGAGGCGTTAGCTAAAGCATTAGGCGGTTACCTACAAAATATAAAAACATCTATTGTACCCAAACTTATAGATAAATTTGGTATTAGAGAACATGGCGGGCTGTTTGAAGACGGTGTAATAAAGCTAAAAAAAGGCGAAGGCATAACAACTTTTTTACATGAAGCATTGCACGCTGTCACATCAGCTAAATTATTAGCCTGGACACGTTTTAATCAATTAAATAGATATAATTTAGAGGGTGGGAAACCACAACAATCATTTAAAGAATTAGGATTGCATGATTTATCTAAAAAAGACATTGAGGCAATAAAAAACTTAGAAAGAATCTATGAAGAAAGTAAATTAAAAGCACATGAATTTTTAGGTGGTGGTAAAGCCGATAGAACTAAAGGGTTTTATGGTTTTACTAATATAGATGAATTTATTTCAGAGGCTTTTACTAGCAAAGAATTTCAAACTTTATTAAAAAATATAAAAGGAGAAGGTAAGACATCCAATTTATTTAAAGATTTTTTAGATAGTTTGGCTAAACTATTGGATATAAAAGACCCTACTATTTTAGATGATATATTTTACCATACTGAAGTCTTGATGGATGGTAAAAAACAAACGCAAGTTAAAGACTCAGCAGAACAAATCACCAAAGAAGCTAAGCAAGCCGAAGCGGAGATGGCTAAGAACAATGACCCTGCTGAATTTGAGATTAAGATGGAGGCTTTGGATAAGCGGGCTCAGGCGTTGCCTAAAACAGGGGAAGTTATTTCTGAAATTAAAAATACAATTGAAGATGAACAAGCAATTACTATTTCGCCTAATGCGAAAGAATTACAATCCAAGGCTAACAACAATGAAGAATCGGTGGTACGTAACGAAGCTGGTACGACTAGCAATGCTACTGAAACCGTTACACGAGAAGTAAAACCAACTGCTGAGGTAGCAAAGCCAGAACGCACAGGCGATGCTACCGAGAACGAGATTAAGATGGAGGCTTTGGATAAGCGGGCTCAGGCGTTGCCTAAAACAGAAGCCGAGGTAGGAGCATTAAAAGATGTAGAGAGTACCGCTAAAGCATTGGATAGTGTTGAATTAGGTGATAAGTTTAAATCACAAGATACTGAAAGTGTATTAGATAGAAATAATTTTTATAGAAAAGCACAAGAAATGTTTGTAGAATCAAAAGGTTTAACAAATGACGAAGTGTTTAATAAAAATAAACAAAAAGGCGAGCTCACCACAGAAAAAGGCAGAATAGCATTTCAGAAAGAATTTGAAAAGTGGACAGAAACAAATAAAAAACAAATTATTTCAGAAGCCTATCACTCCGACAAAGCATCGGGTAAAGAAACAGAACTAACCAAAGCAGTAGAATCCCTACTAAAAGAACAACCCACAGAACCCATACAATCTAAAGCAGAACAAACCACTCCTGCTGCTACTGCTGCTGCCCCTGCCACGACTGCAACAACTGACCCTTTATTAAAAGCAGAAGATGACCTAAAATCTTTAAGTAAGTCAAGCGATAAGCAAACCAAATATGCAGCAAGCGTTAAGCGGTTAATCGAGGCTAAGAAAGATAGGCAGATCACAGAGAAAGAGTTCAATGATATGTTTAAGCGTTTTGGTGACGTGCTTGCTGCGGATAAGAAAGCAGGAGATATATTACGCAAGTTAGCTGATAAAATAGACCAAGGCAGGATTAACAAGCTAGGCGGTATGCGTGGCGGTACAGGTTACGACCTAATGTGGGATGGCTCACTTACCATTGCCTCCGCATCGTTGCGTGCAACCGCTGATATAGTGGATGTGTCTGTGCGCATAGCTATCGCAATAGAAGCAGGTCTTGCCCACGCCAGAAAATCTGATTGGTACAAGAGTTTAAACAATAAGCCTAAGTTCGAGGCCGCCTATACCGCCCATCTTGAGAAAGAGTTTGGTAAGCAATTAGCGGATGACGTGGTAACTCCTGAAAAAGAAACCCCAACGCAGGAAGCACCAACGCAAGAAGACCGCAAAGAGTTGAAACGTGCGGCAACCCAGCGCGCATTAGATTCAGACCAATACGGGCAAGGCTTCAAAGATGCGCTATCTTACAAAGCAATTCATTATACCGAGTTACCTAACCAAGTAACTGAGCAGGAAGCTGAGGCGCTTATAGAGATACAAGGCGAAGTGGGTATAGAACGAGATTTGTATGATTTCAATAACGGAATGCCTAGTGCGGTCAGGTTCTCTGTGCTTCAGAAATTAATCGACATCTACGAGGCCAAAGGGGATAATTTGAAGGCGGGCGAACTTGCCGAGGAGTTATACTCCAAGGCTACCGATTATGGGCAGGGTATTCAGATTTTCTCGACCTTTCCAAAACTTTCCAAAGCCACTAACGTCGCTATAGCCAGAAAGACTGTAAAGACCAACAGAGATGTCGTAGCTAAACGTGCTAAGCCCACTACCGACAAGCTGACCAAAGAGTTCAAGAAAGCGAATAAAGAAGCCGCAGAGGAAACGGTAGAGGCTGTAAAGAAGTCCATAGGCAAAGCTACCCTTCAGAAAGGAGCTTCGCTGACAGACCTCCCTCTAGGGTACGGTATGAAAAATAAGGTGTTCACTCGGGCTAAGTATTTGAAGGCTAAACAAAATCTACGAGGGGCTACTTTCTCTTTTGCAGGGGGTATCCCTATTGAGGATTTAGTGAACATTGCAGGGTACCACATCGAAGCTACCGGAAAAGACTTTACTAAGTTCACAAGGCGGATGAAAGCTGACTTGGGGGCAAAGATTAAACCTTATTTAAAGGATATCTATGCGAAGTCCAGAGAATCGCTCATCGAAGGTGGGTACGATCCTGCGTTGTTCTTAACCGATGAGCAAGTGGCCGAGCAGATAAATGCCGAAGATGGGCAAGTGTATAAAGAGAAGTTAGACAAAGCTATCAAGCGCAAATCTGCCAAAGAGCAGAAGCAAGCCATCGCCAAACTGCAACAGATAAGCAAAGAGGAAGGACTATGGGGGCAGTACAGCAATAGTGCTGCCAGCAGGCTGAAGAGTATGGTTAAACCTAATATCCAAGCCGATATAGCAGGGCAACCCTCTTTGCAGCAATTCACAGACGGACTTGTCCGCAACATGAAGCAGAAGATGGCTGAGTCCATGCCTGAGCAGACTAAGAAAAGGGCTGCTCCTCGCTCAGCTATCGACATCATAGGCGATGCGTACAGTAATTTTGAGAAGTACAAAGACGTATGGGTCAAAACCCAAAAAGAGTTTCAAGAGGAGTTCGCCGACCAACCTGAGATACTAGAGGCTATAGACGCTTATTTCGGAGAGATTCTGGAAACTCCTTTCTCAGATCGAGTGTTAGAGTCTGCGGTGCGTAAAGGTTTGAAAGATATGGATAAGACCATAACCGACCTTGTTGTGCAACACTACACCCTCGTTGACCATGCTAGAGAGTCTTTATCCGATAAGCTAGTTAACGAAGCTGGGCTATCAGGCGCCGAGGCTAAGCAGCTCGCCTATGAAATAGAGCGTAAGTTTGACGAGATAGCTACTAAAAAGAAGCAACAGATATTGGAGCGCATGTTTTCAGCCAAGACCAAAAGGACACCGCAAGGGAAAGCCTTGGAAGATGGTATTGTGAAAATGACCAACTTGGGTGGGTTCTCCAACGCTGACATCGTGGAGATGTATGCTGAGAAAATGGGGTGGCCTAAACTCACCCAAGAAAACATAGCAGAAATTGAATTGTTATCCGACATCATCCAAAATACTAAAGACCCTATTAACCGCAGACGTGCTACAGAAGATTTGCTCGCCTACCAAGCTAATCTAAAGGGTATATCCGCTTTAGATATGGCCACCGCTATATGGTACGCTAACGTACTATCGGGGTATAACACTCAGATAATAAACATAGGAGCTAACGCTATAAACACGTCACTTCTATATGCTAATGCCGTTGCGCAGAATCCTACTAATGCCGCTTTCATCGGCAGAGGATTGATGCAGGGGTTGAAACGAGGATGGCTAGAGAGCAAAGATACTTTGCGAACCGGATATAGCCCTATAAAGGGTAAACCTGAGATACCGTCTCTCCTTGAGCGTATGGATTTCAAAGGAGGGCAGTGGAACCCCGCGAACTACTTAAAGCATGTTAGGCGTGTTATGGTAGCGGCAGACGTTTTGTTTTTTGAAGGGCAGAAAGAAATGAGGGCTTACCAAATGGCTATGAAACAGGCTATGCGGGAAGGGAAAGACGTACCAACCTTAGACCAACAGAACAGGGCTATCGAGTTAGTGGGTAGAAGTGCGGGTCAGCTTCAAGCTATCCAAGATAAATACCAAGCTGAATATGCTGAGGATTTAGAGCGTATAGAGGGGCAGGATGAATTAACTCCTGCGGAGAAGAAAGAGCTGTTAGGCATTTTAAAGGCGGATACACAGCGTAAGATATTCGATGCAGTAGAAAGGCAACGTAGCGCAGAGATGGTGGAAGACGCAGTGAAGTATGCCTCAGAAGGTACTTACAACTACCAACCTAAAGGCACACTAGGGGCAGTGGCCAATTTCATAAATCAGTTGGTACAAGACGTGCCAATTCTGAGATACGCAGTGCCTTTTACGAACATAATTGCCAATGTGGCTAATGAGACTATAAATTACACCCCTTTGGCTTTTACAAGGTTGAACAGAGGTGGGTGGAGTAAATTTCGCAGAGACACGCTGTCTCAGCAGGACCGAGCCGATTTAATGACCAAGGCGATTATAGGCACTACTTTGATGGTGACACTCATGGCTCTTTCCCAATCGGGCGAGGATGACGAACCTATAATCGAAATAACAGCTAACGGAACGGGGGATTACGCTAAAAACGAAACTTTGAAGTTAGGAGGCTGGCACCCTTATTCTTTTAGGATCAAACTGCCTTCGGGTAATTACTCGCCTTGGTATTCCTACCAATACTCCCCGTTAATGGCATCGCTGGGGTTCGTAGGCCACTTTAACGACTTGCAGAAATATAAAGGTGGGGATAGCGAGTTGGGGGTTGTGGCTAGACTCAGTGCCGCTGCCGGACTGACTGCGACTTCTATTTTCCAAGCCACGTTTCTAACAGGTGTGGGTGATATGTTAGCGGCTTTGCTCGACCCTAGGAGCAGCGAAGGTCTAATTGATAAAATGGCGAGAGGGGCGGTCAATGCAGCTAGGGGTGTCGCTATACCTAATTTACTTACTCAAACATCTCAAGACTTGGAGCGCATATTTGACGTGCCTAAGAAAGAGACGCGACCCGTTAAAGATGGCACGGTAAGCGATTACGCCAAGAGTTTGATAGCTAGAACGGTACAAGACGCTCCCTATGCTCGGAATATGTACTATGATAAAATTAACATCTTAGGAGATCCTATTCTGTACGATACAGATAAATTTGAATCAGCGAATATACCTAATAGAATAATCGAACTGTTAGTCGATAAGAAAGCAGTGTTTGCCCCTATGAGCCGGAACGAGCAGAAGATTTACGACGTAGATAAAGAAGTGGAACGTGCGCTCAACGATCAAGAGTTCTACGAATACGCCAAGGTAAAAGGTGCTTTCATAAAGAACGCCCTTACGGAAGGATACAAAGATGGGGGTAAGACCTACCTGTACGAAGACTTCACTAAAATGAGTGAGGACAAGTTCAAGAGTGTACTATCTAAAATAAAAAGGAATGCAACGCTAGAAGCCAAAGCCAGTACAGGTGGTGTGCCGAGCGAAGTAATGACTATCCAAGAAGATATAGATAATGAATGGCAGTTATCGCCCAAACAAATAAAAGAGCGTATACGTTTAAACAAAGAATACGTAGAGAATAATGAGTCTATTCTAATAACCGATACTGAAGCCTATATTAGAGAGGAGGGGCTTACACCTGCACAGGCTAGAGCCAAGGCACTCAAAGATTTATGGCGCGAGGCGAATAGCAAATCTAAGGACATTCTACTAGCAGACCCTACTTTTAAAGAAAACGCAACTATTAAATAAAATATTTATAACTTTATAAAATTATGGCAGCATTTGAAGTAAGTACTGAAGCATCGCAATCCCCTGACGGACTAACAGTCACGTTCTTGGATACGAGCAATTACACCACTAACGATGAAGGGTATGTGAAAGCAGATTTTACTACCAACACCATCGTTATTCTGGACGCTTATGGTGCAGTCCTGCAAACAAGTAACTTCTTAGCATCTGACACCGTAACCTTTGAGCAGACCAAAGATCATTGGTTCACTACTGAGCGGACTTTAGCAGGAGTAGCCTCTTATGAGAAAACAGAGAAGTTTCCGCTGCGGCTCATCACTACAAACAAGTTACAGACCGTTCTAGGTACAGGATGTTGCCAAGGCGCACAGAATGCGAAGAACTTATGCGAAGCTAATGCGTACATTAACGGGGCGACTTTCGCTGCTCCGTCTGGCAATAGCGTGGCATGGCAGAAGTTCATTGACGCTGCTAATGCTTACTTAAACATAATATTAGGGCGATAACTGATGGCAACCTATAATGAAATAACAGCAGCAATAGAACTCGGGTGGGCTTACTACGTCGAGCAGTTAGAGGTTATTCGGTTGAAGCAGGTGGAGGGTTGCTTTGTTTGTACGTGCAGCGAGTTATCGTGCCTAGCAAGTGCGATACAGTCCTTAGAGTATGATGTGGAGGTTGAGAACAACTCACCCCTGACAACCATTGCTTACAATCAGCTACTCTCTTTAATCGCAAACTTCACAGGTGCGTTCACCGCAGATCCGACTGTTCAAATTGCCGGGATAACAATACTAGACGGCAGCACCGCTACGATTGCTCAGACAGCGGTTGTAACTCCTGGCGATGGGGTTTCGTCTTACGTATTCCCTGAACTGATAGGTAACGAAGCGCTATCTGTTTACAGAGGTACGGGTACTACGCTTAGAGCACATACTTCTGCGGCCACTGATGAGTTCGCACAAATTAACTATTCCACAGGCACAGTGACCGTGAACTATCCATTTGGGGTGGATGAAACGCTTTGGGTCAGCTATAAAATAACGACATGAAAAGACTACTAACCTTATTACTTTTAATACCTGTGTTGTTATTCGGCCAACAGCCCAATAACACGAACACGAACTTCACGAACGGCTTAGGCTCAAGTAAGTTTTTCAACATCCCTCGTGGCACTACACCTCCTACGACGGGTATTTTATCAGGCTCTCTGTTCTACCACACGACAAATGGGCTGCAGTACTACGATGGCGCGACGTGGCAGACTTTAGGGGTCAGCGGGGGAAGCGTGACTTCTTTTAACGGAAGGTCTGGGGTTGTCGTTCCACTAATCGGTGACTATTCTGGGTTCTTTGCCCCTTTGACACGCACTTTAACAGTTAACAGTGTGGCCTACGATTTATCCGCTAATCGGTCATGGTCCGTAGGAACTGTCACTTCGGTAGCGGCGACCGCCGGAACGGGGATAAGCGTAAGCGGTTCTCCAATCACTACTAGCGGAACATTAACAGTTACTAATACCGCACCCGATCAAACAGTTGTACTTAATAACGGTTCAGGGATTGACGTGACAGGTACATATCCTAACTTCACCATCACTAACACCGGTTCGCCATCGAGCGGGACGGTTACAAGCGTATCGGGCAATTACCCTCTTTCAGTATCTAGCCCGACTACTACCCCCATCATAAGTATTCCTGACGGCACGATTGCTAATGCGAAACTCACTAACAGCACAATTAGCGGTAAAGCATTGGGTACTGATTTGGCAACTTTAACTTTAGGAAATGGCCTGACAGGTGGTTCATATAATGGTTCGGCCACAACTACGGCAAGAGCGGATACTTCGGTTGTTCAAACAGTAGATAATTTCTTCCCTAAAGGTGATACAAGGTATTTAAAAGGCGATGGTACAGCTAATTTTGTTCCTTATTATACTGCCGCAAGAACTTTAGCAGTAAGCCCAATTAAAGTGAACGAAGATAGTCTTACTGTTGGCAACACAGCAGGAACGGGCGGAACTTCGTTATACGGCAAAGTCTACCTGAAAAATGTATCACTTGGCTTGGTATCAGATAGTATTTTGGTAGTTCGTAATGGAAGGATATTTAAGGTGCTGAAAACTAACGGAACGGTCACTTCGGTTGCAGCCTTAACTTTAGGCACAAGTGGAACAGATTTATCTTCAACAGTAGCCACAGGCACAACAACGCCAGTCATAACCCTAAATGTACCTACGTCTTCGGCAGCTAATAGAGGGGCTTTGAGTGCGGCAGATTGGACAACCTTTAATAATAAAACCTCAAATACAGGAACAGTCACCTCTGTATCAGGAACATCCCCTATATCAGTTGCAACGGGTACAACTACGCCTGTTATAAGTATGACAGCTGCAAGTGCGGCAAATGATGGCTATGTAACAACGGGAACGCAGACGATTGCAGGAGCAAAGACGTTTAATTCTACAATTGTCGGGAGCGTTAACGGCAATTCAGCAACAGTAACCACCAATGCGAATCTAACTGGAGCGGTCACGTCAGTGGGCAACGCTACATCTTTAGGATCTTTCACATCTGCAAATCTTTCAACTGCATTAACAGATGAAACAGGAACAGGAAATGCAGTTTTTTCAGTAAGCCCAGCTTTAACGGGAACGGTAACAGGAGCTGCCGCCAATTTCAGCGGAAATGTTGGCGTAGGAACGGCATCACCATCAAGTAAGCTTACTGTTTCAGATACGGGAGGCACAACCTACGGAAGCTCCGACCAATTAAGAGTAACATCGGGAACATCAGGAAATCGATCCGAGATACATTTAACAGATGGAGTTACTTCGGATGGTTATGTTTCATTCTTACCATCCGCAACGGCAGCAACTAGATTTGTCGAGATTTCTGCAAATGGGTCAGGTGGTGGGATTAAGGTTTACGGGAATGGTAATTTAGATGTTGTTTCTTTAGCTGGATCTGGGGATGTTATTGCCTATTCAAACAATTCAGGAGTAGTTGGGAAAGCGGCAATCGGTTCTGGATTATCATTTTCAAGTGGCACATTATCAGCTACTGGTGGAGCGGCAGGCACTATAACAGGAAGCGGAACGGCTGGCAAAATTGCAAAATTCAATTCATCATCAGACATAGGCGATGCTTCAAGTTTAACAATATCAGGTAGTGATTTACAAGTTGCAGGGGTGGTTCAGGGCACAACATTAACATCGACTGTTGCCACAGGAACAGCACCATTGACCGTCACATCGACAACACCCGTAACTAATCTTAGTATTGGAGGCAGTGCAGCCACTTTAACGACTAATAGGGCGATTTGGGGGCAGAATTTCAACGGTTCATCAGCCGTAAGTGGAGCGATAATAGGAGCGACTACAATAGACGCTTCTTCGGATGTAACGGTAGGAGGGAGTCTTTTATTAGGCTCGACAACTCCTGCTGTTAATGGAACAGGAATTTTTAAGATTATCAAATCTAATAGTGCAACAAATTGGCAGATTTCTACTAATAACACTCTTTCAGGTGCTTTAGAGCTTACACCATCAACAGCAGAAGGAGGGAGCACTTTCACTACTCCAGTTATGTATTTAACACCGACAAGCATTGTTGCAAATCAAGCTATAACAGGGGCTTTAACGGGCAACGCTTCAACAGCAACGGCTTTGCAAACAGCACGTACAATTTCAGGAACTTCATTTGACGGAACGGCAAATATTACCTTAAATAATTCAGGGATAACCAACGGGGCTGCATATATCACAAGTTCGGCACTTAGTGGATATGCACCCTTAGCTTCCCCATCCTTGACAGGTACACCAACAGCACCAACTCAAACAGCGGGTGATAACAGTACTAAGATAGCTACAACGGCTTATGTGGATACCAAATTTGCAAGTACATCCAATAGACAGTTGAAAGATTGGTATGCAGACGCAAATAATGTGAGTACAACCTCAACGGATTTAATGACCTACACTGTGCCGGGTAACACCTTGGTGAATAATGGGGATAAGCTTTCATTTAGATTTTCTGGAATATATGCCGCAAATGCAAACTCAAAAACACTTGAAATTAATTTTGCCGGCACTGCTTGGTCAAACTTCCCTTACGCTGTCTCTGGCGGAAGCTGGGTTATTTTCGGAACAATTATAAAAACAGGAGCAACAACTTACAGAATCAATATATCTGAGCAAAATGTTAATACATCACGGGCGGCATCTTCTACGGCTGGAACGGTTACTAATTTCACAGGAACAAATGTTTTCAAACTTGCTGCAACAGGCGGAGCTTCATCTGATATAACCGCACAAATGGGAACACTCGAATTTAAACCGGCAGCATTATAAAGAAATGACACAAGAACAATTCAACACCGAAATCGAAGTAATCCAAAAACCTAGAATAGCTGCTATTCCTTTTTTATGGGGAGTGCTTAAAGGGTGGGTGTTTAAGAATTGGGAATCTATATTAATATTACTTTTAAAGTTAGCTTTAAGTAAATATAAGGGCACTAAATTGGGTGCTTTAATTAGGCAAATTTTAAACGAATTACAAAAATGACACAAGCAACTAACTTTTTAGAATTCGGCAATCTTTTATTGATTATTGGACTCCCTTTGCTGGCTGCCGTAATTGGACTTCTATCCTACCTACGTGGTCATTTTAATCATTTAGCTGAATCTCGTAAAGCAAAAGAGAGGGAGGCTAATGAAAATAGGGAGATGTATATTAAGATGGTTGTGCAGAGTACGATTGACGTGCAAATTAAAGAGATTCATGATATGATTTCAGAACTTGGGAAACGTATAGATAAACTTTTTGCACTATTGAAGAATGGAAGATGAAATACTTAGAATGACGCAAAACATTGATAAATTGGCAGGTTATATTTTTGAACTGAAAAGCGAGAATGAAAGCCTGAAAAATGAAAATGAACGACTTAAAGAGGAAATTCAGATGTTATTAAATGAGATAAATAAATGAGGTACAAACGCCCGACAACTGACAAAAGGAATTTAAAGTACGGAAAAGCTAATCCGCAAGGTCGTGGTTATTTGGTTTGGGTTGACCTGCCTTTTGCGATGCGCATATCTTGGGATAGGAAAAAGAAAACAAAGCGCATACAATGTCATAGATTAATAGCTACAAGGCTTGAAAATGTGCTGCTTGATATATTGGTTCACTACGGGTATGAACGTATTGTAGAGCTTGGTATTGACCTGTACGGTGGGTGTTTTAATTACAGAGAAATGCGAGGGGGGACTGAATTGAGTTCGCATAGCTATGGAACTGCAATTGATTTAGATCCTGACAGGAATTTGCTGCATGAAACAGCTAAAACGGCACGATTTGCAAGGCCTGAATACAAGCAGATGATTGATATTTTTTACAGTTACGGATTCATTAATTACGGAGTAGAGTTCAATTTTGATTGGATGCACTTCGAGGACAGATATTAAATTAAAAAATAATATGACAAACAAAGTAATTTCAAAACAATTCTCTTTAAAGTCAAGGGATGTTTTCAGAGCGTTAATCATGGCAGTCTTAACACCTGCATTAGTAATAATTCAGCAATCGGTTGAGGCTGGAATTTTAGAATTTAATTGGCAGGCTATCGCTATGGCTTCCGTAGCCGGTGGACTTGCTTATTTGGTTAAGAATTTCCTAGAACCTACAAAAACTATTGAAAAACTATAATGGAAGCGTACCAGATAACCTTGCTAGTGATGGCAGTCTGCATACTTGCAGGAATGGTGTATAAGATTTGGTTTGAGGATTAGTTACCACAATACAGCAGATTATGCCATATTGTGGAAGGTTTATGGCCACAAGCGATTAGTTATAGGGCATTTAAGAAACACGAAATACGATAGACTTTAAATACTCAATTTGTTGAACCATACACGCTTCAACAGATGTTTTACACCCATCTTTATCAGGTATATTTTCAAATATATCTTCAATTTCTTTATCGAAAGCAAAAAGCCCAACAGTTGTATCTTTATGATGCTCCAAATCTTTTACATATTTATTATAGCCAATATCTTTTAAATATTGTTCGTGTTCCTCTTTTGAATTTATACCTTCGGGCATACATTTTTTGCGCTCGTAATTATCCGACACTTCTTTAATAATATCGTCTATAATTTCATTGAACGGAGCATAAATAATATTTTCTCCTGTTGTACCTGTGCTCGAAGCTTCAGCGATTGTGCTACCTTCAAAAATTTCTAAAATTATCTTTTTTAAATCTTCCATTGTAATTAAAATAAACGCCCTATAAGATACGCTATAAAAAAGCAGGGGCTTGGTCTGTAATTGAAGCGGTGTGCATCTATTTGTCATTTGTGGTAGGCTGAAAGGGTGTGCATCTTAATCCCTGCCTTCTTATAGCGTCAGCCGTTATAAGCAATAAAAATTACTGCTTTTGTGCTGTCGGATAGTCTGGTTCTCTGAATTGAAATCCTTTTGGTTTAATCAGAAAATCAGATTCATTGGTGAGCAAATGCCAGTCTCCGTCATCAATCTTCATTTCAAATCCCATATCTCTCATACAGATATGCAATTGTTTACCTTCTCGTGTTTCAAGTGTAATTGAGTTATACACTTCTTTTAAAATAATCTGATTTTCTTTAGTTTCTACTTTCATTTCCGTATTGATTAGATTTGGCAGTTGTGTTTCTGCCTGCCTCGAATTGGATTATTTGGGCGTTCAGGAATTGCGATCCTGCGAGTAGGATTAATAGGGTTAGGTCTTTCATTATTTTATCTCCTTTGACATTAAAACATGAATGGTATCTGGAATGTCTATTTTATTCCCATCGAGATATTTCACGTTGACCATAAGCGGAACAGGTGCATAAACAGAACTTGAGAATCCGCTAAGTTTTGGCGTTATCTGATAATATTCAGACATCTCCCTGATAGAAAAACCCACCATGTATTTAACCGCAGATACTGTAATCTTACTCGGGGATTCAGCAAAAACGATAAATACAGGTATGGTATCTCTAAATGGTTTTGAATTATCGGGATAAAAATGAGATAATATCGTAGTACTATCAATTTTTAATGTTCCAGAAACTCCAGTACTAAAGAATTTATTAGTCTGTAAAGTTCCGCTTTGCCCGTACCCTACCAAACTTGACAGGATTAGTATTGTTGTTATTAGTGTTTTCATGGGTTATCCGTTAGTAAATATCAATCCTCCTCCTGAACCTCTCCAGTCCCTCCGCACTCTTCACACCAATCATATACCCGGGTGAAAATATCTCCACAAGTCAGGCACTTGTCTGATTCTGTTTCGCTCATGTCGTCACCACAACAGGACAGGAAAATTGCGCCTGTCCCATCGCATTCGGGGCAATCTTCTGCAACATGGTCAAACTGTTTGCCGTGTTCGATGTGGTCGTGTGTTTCTTGGGTCATGCTTATTTACCTCCTTTAATTTTCTTAATCAAACCTAAAACTCTTTTCTGATCGTCAGCGTCCATACCAACTACGTTGTATAGGATATCCATGCGAGCCTCTATATAGGGTTGCAGATGCGGCATTATCTTGCCTAAATCCCTGTGCAGCATATTGATGTTTTGAGTACACAACTTAACCGTGCTCTCCATCTTATTACGCTTGTAGTTATCGGTACACATCGTAGTCAGTCCTTCAGCGTATTGCTTCAGTACGTCCGATGCGATTAGCACGCTTACCGCGTAGCTAAACTCTATCTCTTCTTTGGTTGGTTTATTCATGTATATTTTTAATAATGTTGGATAGGTCTAAGTTTATTTCTATTAATGTTAATATTTTATCCGTGGAAGTCGTATCTCCTTTTACGTGTGCCGCCATCTGCATAGCTATTAATCGGGCTGCATATTTTTTGTCTTTTGGGCTTAGCATATTTTTTACATTAAATCAAAATTATTTTCCATACCTCAAACCTAACTAAATTATTTGATATTATCTAATATTATTTTAAATTATCCCCAAAGCCAGTCATCTTTTTCTCTTCGGAACGCTTCGGCTTCTTCTTTGAACGCTTTAAGGGCAGCTATTAGCACGTCTTGTGTCATTGTTTTATCTACCAGACGGGCGGCCACCGTTTCTTCGATCGTGCCCTGCGTAATCAGGTGTGTGTTAACAACCGACTCTGGTTGCCCTTGTCGGTCTAACCTTGCTACGGCCTGTTGGTATAGTTCTAGTGAGTTAGGTAAACCAAACCAGATGATGTGCCAACCTCCGAACTGTAAGTTCAATCCGTGCCCAGTCGATTTGGGGTGTGCCAGTAGCACCTCAATCTCTCCGCTATTCCAACGGTCGATTTCCGCTGAGCCTTCCAGCTTCACTACGTTCTTAATCCTTTGTTTGATCCGCTCGATGTCACTAATGAAGCAGTAGAATACAATCACAGGCGCACCGTTTAGGCTCTCTATCATTTCCTCCAATGCGTCTAACTTCGCATCGTGTACAACGTGGTAATTATGGTCTGCATCATAAACGGCACCGTTACAGAACTGTAATAACTTAGTATAAAGAGCCCCAGCATTGACTGCCGTAATCTCACCTTCCGTGAGTTGTAAGACTGCGTCTCGTTTGAACGCATCGTACTCATCCATGTTAGGGAGGTTTATTTTATGGGTCACGTCGATAACAGGTTTCAAGTCCAGCCAGTCCTCTTTACGCATCGAGATGCAGATGTCGCTTATTTTAGCTTGGATGGACTCCTGCGCTCCTGGTCTTGGTACGTACCGCCTCGTATAATCGTTCTTGACAAAATATCTGTTGCGGAAACCTTCCATTGTCGTGCCTAGCCTTTCCCCTTGGTCAAGTAGGTACATGGGCGCCCACAGGTCGAGCAGCCCATTCGGGGCAGGTGTTCCGGTCAGGTGAATCATGCGCTTAATCTTCTTATGCTTCAGCACCGATTTCATTTTCTTGAAGCGGAGCGAGTCGTGCGACTTGAACGATGTCGATTCATCCAGAACCACCATGTCGAATGGCCAGAACTCTCCGCATAGATTAACGAGCCAAGCGATATTGTCTCTGGAAATTATCCATATATCTGCCTCTGCGGTGAGTGCCTTCTTTCTCTGCGCTGCGCTGCCTATTACTTTGGAGATTTTGAGATGGGAGACGTGTTCCCATTCCGAAATTTCATCGCTCCAAGTCTTCTCGGCTACCAAACGGGGGGCTATGATTAGAGGTTTGCTGATTTCGCACCAGTCTAATAAGTCATTAATTACGGTCAGTGTAGAAATTGTTTTCCCTAAACCCATACTCAGCAGCAACTGACAGAAAGGTGTATTGTGGGCGAAAGTAATAACTCGCTCTTGGTATAGGTGGAAATTATCTCTTGTTTTCATCTGTTGAAAAGGATGTTAAATATACTTACGAATTTATCTTTTGCGAGTGCAGGTTCCCAACACCACACAGTATCGTTCCTCAACATCAATGTGTCCCATTCAAACTCCAACAGGACTTTATCTGCGGCTTTAGTCTCCTCACTCAGAATAGGATCGAACCCAAACTTATCTGCAATTACCCGTAGTAAATTATCTTCTATTTCTTTGTACCCCGTGAGTCTTTTCTTGATCGGGCTCGGAATATCGAGCAGATAGGCCTCTGCCGAATCGTGCATAAGGGCTTGTAAGGTTCGGCTCATATCTGCTACATTAACACTGTGCTGAGCCACCGAGTAAAACTTTGGCAGGTGCCCCCCGAATCTACACTGCATCGACAAAGCATGCGCAATGTCCTCTATGCAAATCATTTCTGGTGTGGGGTCAAATACGTTCATGTAAAGCCCTGTAAATGTCCGAATGCAATTCGGTTCGTATAAGTTTTCTTTTTTCATAAGTAGCCTAATAATTTAAGTTTATCGTTAATTAACCGCACCAGCAGGTAAGAATTGTTATCATTTATGGCCACAAGCTAACATTATTGGTTCGCTTGTGGCAGGTTATGGCTACAAGCGATTAGTTAGGCGTAATGTTAAAGACCCCTCAACATCCATTCGTTATAATCATTACCAAATCTATTTATACCAACTCTAATGATGTTATCAAATGAAACCAACCATTGAGACCAAACATCAAAATTCATAACTAAAGCTTCGTTTGTTTCAGGGTAAATCTTTTCTACTCTACCACAGTTAATTTGTAGATTTGATGATTTTACCCATACAATGCTACCCTCTTTGATAACATCAGAAACACTACGCATAACAGCACCTATATTCAATTGCTGGGCTTCTGCTTCATTCAAGTTTTGTTTTTCTAACATAATTCTGTTTTTATTTAAAGTTTAGTAATTCTAATTCCGCAACTAAATATAGCTTCAAAACGTTAGCAGTAATACTACATTCCATCTCCGAATTAAAGTATCAAATCCATATCTGGTGAATTACATTTAAGGGCTTCTTCAACATGCTCAAAATTAATCATATCCCTAAATGGATTGTCATCAGTATATTTTATTTCAGCATCGACTATTTGTAATTGCTGGACATGAATAATATGCACAAGCAATCTAATAGCATCGTTTTTATCCATTTTATCTAATTGTAATATTGCTTGATGCTTGTGTTCGCAATACATAGGGTCATCGCCTTGAACCCCTACATGATTAATACCCATAACCATCTTTGCTATTTTCTGTAATTCTTGTTTTTCCATTTTGTTATAAAATTAAATTTAGTGCTGATAATCCACCCAGCAGGTAACAGCGTATAAAAGATATGGCTAAGCGATTAGTTAGCGGCAATAGAACATAAATCCTGTCTGAACTTTATTACCGCCTTCCAAACCTATTATTTCTCCTTCGATGCTATCCGGGTTGTGAACTGTTTTTAATGGTTGTGTTGCAATCATTGGTTCACTCTTAACTTCAATTCCGTGTGCTTTTAATCGTTCGGTTATATCTTTAGGGTCTTTACAACCTGCAACACCAACTTTGCCGCCTAAATTAAGTTCGGATATCATTGATAAAATCATAGTATTAGTTTTCCCTAATAATCTACCGCCACTAACGGCACCTATATTCAATTGCGGGTTTTGTGGTTCATTCAAGTTCATAGTTTCTAATTTAATTTTGTGAATAATTCAAGTTTTGTGCTTCGTAAGTCCGCAACTAAATATAGCTGCATTCCGTTATAGGTAGTATTTCTTTTGCCATCCGATTTTTACTTCCCATGTATTTCATAATAAATGCCAAAAATATTTGTCTATAAAAATAGGTATGTCAGTTTCAAAACGAATTACTTCGTGCCTTTGTCGCATCGCTATGCTATCACGCTGGAATATTTTCTGCAAAGGGCTTAAATCCTTATTGCCGTTCTTAATCTCCACGTACACTGTCACTCCGTCAGGCACCATAACAATCTGGTCTGTAGCGCCTCTATTAGAGGGAGAAACGAATTTATACGACCTGCCTCCTGCGATAGCTACTGCTTTTTTAAATTTTGCTTCTAATTTTGCTTCTGGTCCCATGTTAGCTGTTTATCCAATCGTTCCAATCATTCTGATCATTCCGATCATCCGTTAGTACTTCCTCGGCACACCTTAGTATGTGTAAACCCATTTCTGGCACTACGCAATTACGCAACACTTTTCGTTTATCTATGCCTGTGTAGCTGTCCAAGTCGAAGCCTAGTTTTTCAGATAGAAACTTCCTCTCTTCAGGTTTTTTGCAAGTTTCTAACTTCTCGAACTCCATAGGCTCTATGTGGAAATTACACCAAATGGCGTGCCGGTGTAGTATTGTACTCGGCTTTATCAAAGGGGCGTAGTAAGGTATTACATTCTCAATTACCCACAATCCTTTATACCACTTTTGCAATAGGATTATCTCGGCGTACAAAGTCATATCGGGGTAAACGATTACTTTATTCATTGTCCGTAACCTACTATGTGTAGGGCAAGGAGGAGATGCCCAAATAATATCAAACTCTTTAAAGTGGTCTAGTAGGTATTGGTGGGCGTCCCCTACAATTACAGTATCGTTTGGGAAGTGCTCTTTGTATATAGCTGCTATATTAGGGTCGTACTCTACGGCTGTAATTTCGTACCCGTCACCCCATAGTTTTCTGTTACCCCCTATTCCTGCGTATAGATTCAGTATTTTCTTTTTCATCTTCTTTAATTATCTACCCAATCGTTCCAATCATCCGTTAACAAATTCGTTCCACTCTTTTGCTTTTCGCCACAAGTCCCAGAAGGCAAGTTCGGCGGTTTGTTCGACCACTGAGTTGCCAATGGCACGGTGAAGATCCTCTGTAAAGTTGTACCCATTAATTGAATACTCCACGCTGGATTCAACCGTGCGGGGCTCTTCCCATTCGTGCTGATAAATTCCTTGACCTGCGGGAAATCGGTGTTCATAACGACAGCATTCGGTAGCTGACTGAGGTGTGGCCTTTCCTTTGAGTCGAAATGTTCCTGCGAGTTCGCCCCCTTGTAGTCTCTGGTTGCTGGTGTCGGCCAATTCTTCATCTCTCCGTACACTGCTGCATCCCTCATATTTGAGAAGCTGCTCCTGCCCGGTCTTGTTTCGTTCATCTCCTTGTCTATCGCTTTGTCCGTCTTTGGGGGCAGTTGATCCATCGTTGTTGGTGTTGGCCAATTCTTCGCTGCATTGCTCAGTCCTTGCTGTTTGCTCTTGGCACTCCTTCTGTCTGAGCAATCTGGTGTTGGCCAATTCAGTGCTTGGTGAGTCAGAGATGTATTTTTCTTCATTCCGTCTGCCGTGTAATAAGCAGTCCCTTTCCACACCCATCCTAACTCTTTTGCTCTCTCCGGTGATATCTCTCCTTGTTGTGTTGTCGCAGGGGTCGCCCAGTTCAAAACCTTGCTGTTCAAGTCTATCGTCCATCCCTTCTCCTCTTTGCGTTGGTAATTTCCCGACTCTGGTAGGTCTAGGCTCCGGAAGTCCCGGCTCTGCGGAGTTGGCCACCCTAATTGCGAGGATGAACAATCTTTCCCGCCGTTGAGGAGCGCCAATTTCTTCCGCTGAGTATATTCCTGCCTCAACGAAGTAGTCCATTTCTTCCAGTTCACGTTTAACCACGTCGAACCCGAGTGTAAGGTGACCTGCGACATTCTCAAAGAAACACCATCCGGGTTTAATAGTTCTGACGTGTTCTCGAATGAAGGGCCACAGGTGACGTGGGTCATTTTCTCCTGCTCGGTTACCAGCCAGGGAAAATGGCTGACAAGGGTATCCGCCAATAATTCCATCAATGAGTCCTCGAAACGGTTCCGGATTGAAGGTTTTAAGATTCGTCCAGATAGGTGCTGGAGCCACCAGACCCGCTTCCATTGCAGCAAGAAGGTTTTCCACGATAAAGGCTTCGATTTCCACATAAGCACAGGCTCTAACTTCTCGAAATATTCTTTCAAGTCCTCTTTCGATTCCACGTATTCCGGGGCATAGACTGATGATAACGGGTGATTGTTTGGTAAAATCCACATTTATATTTGTTTGTTGGTTAATTCTAATTCGTCTATTGCATGTTCAGTACTGCCTACTCTAACATAGCTCCTTTGATTTCCATACTTCTTGTAGCTCAGTGTTCCGCATCGCTTCCACCCCTCTAAATTCAGAAGCGCATTATGGATATACTTGGTATTGTAAGCGTTCATATCTGCTAAATTGTTGTTGAACAGCTCGCACCAAACCTCTGCGGTGCAAATCTTATCTCTGCGAACTGTTCCTTCCTGATCTCTGGTGCTGGTGTAGGACACCCGCTCATACCGGCTCATCTGCTCCCAATTCGCTGGAAGTAGCATCTCCGCAAACCCTTCAATGAGTCCTGCACGCTCGTCCGATTCGGTGTGAAGTCGTTGTTGTTCTCCCGCCATTTCTTCTAGTGCTTTGGTTAAGTACAGTTTCTCCCCTTCTTTGTATCTGTAAACGGCCTCTGCCCAAATTTCGTCCGCATTGATCGTTCCAGGTATGTACTTCTTAGTAACCGAAAGCGGCCAAAAACGTCTGCCCCCTGTGGGGTCTTTCATAAAAGACCATTCGTTCGTAGACCCAAAAAACACACCTTGGCGTTTAAAGTTCGTGTTGTACCTCATAAAAGGCGGACGGAAACGATCTTCGCGCTTAGATATAAAATTCTTAACCGCCTCGATATCCCCTTTTTTAATCGCTGATAACTCAGCCATCTCGATGATCCACGCTCCCTGAAGTTGAATGTATGCGTCTTTACCTGTCACGCTGTCTAAGGTGTCTGAGAACCATTCTCCGCCCAAGTCGTATAAAAGCGAACTCTTACCTTGCCCCTGCCCGCCAATAGTTACGACCATATAGTCGAACTTGCAACCCGGTTCGTGAACTCTGGCGACTGCAGCCACAAGCGACTTTCGAGTAACGGCTCGGGTGTATTCCGAATCCGGTGCGCCAAGTTGGTCGATGAACAGCGTATCCAGTCTAGGCACGTCGTCCCAAATCAGTTTCGCTAGATATTCTTTAACCGGATGGAAGGTGTTGTCTCTACAAGCAAGCACAAAAGCATCCTTGCTCTTAGCGGTGTGATACATGTTGTAACTTTTTTCAAAGTAGTGTCTCACGCCCGATTCGTCGTCGTCTCCTACCTCTCTAATCTTCTTATCAGAATGCCAAGGCACACCGCCTTTTGCATAAAGTCGGTAGTCGAACTCATTGGCTGAAAATCTACCTTTGAGATTCGGATCATTGCGAAGAACCAGTAAGAAGTTATCTATGGTTGGTGCGTATTCGTGTTGTTTGTTCACTTCCATCTGACCGAGCCAGTCTGTACCCCCTTCGGTAATACTATCACCTAGTTTGAAAATGCCTAGCTCCTGAATTACTTTTGGGTCTGTCCGTGCTAAGTTATTCATGGATTGGAAAGATATTTTTTGCGTACCATCCCCGTCCATCACCCCAAACTTATGGATGCGAACTAGATCGAAAGCATTATGTATGTGACCATTGTTTGCCGGGTCCGTGGAGTGGTGGCTGTACAGAAACTTGTCCTGGTAAACAAGTGCCCCTGAACTACCTTGCCCCTCAGTATAGGTGTACCTGCCCTCTCCTGCCTCCACAT